GGCCACGCATGCGTCTGGGTTGACCATTGTTGTTGAGATTGCGTTTGGGTTTGGGTTTGGGTGCGGTTTGCACGGTGGTGGTGACAACGTCGCCCATGGGAGAATTACGGCGCCCGGCAGGGCGTGCCAGGCGTGCAGCTGGCCGTTGGACCAGCACTTCGTTCCAAAAGGCGTGCATGAACAGCCGGGGTACGAGTGGGGTGGCTTGTAAGGCCAGGTGGAAAGCTGCTGTGGGCAGGTAAGCAGGGCTGAACCCGTTGCCAGCCGCCTCAACGGCAATGGCAAACACGGTGAAGGCCCAACCGAACTGTTCGCGGGCGAACTCCTCCCAGAGGTAATTGCATGGGACTGCGTCGTAGATGTCGCACAGCCGCGCGGGCAAAAAGCGGCGCGATGGCGGGTCGGTGACCGGTGGCGCGTCAGCGGCGACGAGGGCTGCGAACCCGGGATGGCGCAACTGGTGCGGTAATGACGTGACGTGGGCGATCTCGCGTTGCATACCGGCAAGGTGAGCGCGAGTGAGGCCGTAGATGCGCAAATAGGCGTCGTAGATCGCGCGACCCGTCGGCTGGTGGGTGGTGGCGCTAATTTGACGCAGCCGGGGCAAGGTGACGGCGTGAGCGCGGGCGGTGAGCTGGGCGACGCGGCCAACCACTTCGCGAGCGATAGGTAAATGGGCCACGCCGGCTTCGATGGACTGGCAGATTGCTTTGCAGTACCCGTATTGTTTGCGCCCGAAGACGGACGGGCGTGTGGCCCAGTACAATTTGGCCAACAACTTGCCGGGTTTGGGGCCAAACGCAAATCCGTACTGGTTGTCCGACGGCCACCACCGCCCGCTGCAGAACTCCATGTCGGTAAGGCACGGCGACCAGTCGACGGTTGCCCGGAAACCGGCCCGCTTGTACGTCGCCTTAATGGAAGCCTCAATACTCTCGACCTGGCGGAGCAGCACGACGAGGGCGGCATCGTCGCCTGCACCGACTCCGTAGTAGGGCCGATCGGCCATGGAGTCGTGTATGACGCACCCGACGGGAACGGTGTCACCGATGCTGGTGTCGGTGCGCCCGCTGCCCATAGTCCCGTCAATGGCGTAATGTATCCCGTGACGGGTGATACCGCGCGTGCGGAACCCTTCTTCGGTCATGCGTACGACCTCGGGCGACGCGCCCCACACGCGGTACCAGGAGAGGTTGAACTTCTGGCACTCGACGCGTATGGACGCGTCAAGCCGCTCGGCGTCTACGGACATGAAGGCGAGGGGCTCGTTGGGCATGTGGGCGATGGCCCAGGCCAGCCAAGAGTTGAGTTTTTCTGCGGTCATTCCGCAGCCGTAAGTCATGGAATAAGCTGGGCGGATGCCCGCACCGTTGCGGTAACGGCCGGCCAATCGGTGTGCGGCTGCGTGAAAGAATGGTCCGGTGACGACGTTGCGTTCGGGCGTGCAGCCCTGAATCAAACGCGGGTCGTACACAAGGACGTAGTACCGGTTGCCCCAGCGCACGCGTTTCATGACGCACTCAGTCTTAACAAAGGCAGTGTGCAGGCAGGCGCGCTTGTAATTTGGGGCGACTTGGAAGATGTGCCACCCATTGAGGAGCCGTTTACGCACGTGTGCAGGGAACCGCGCCAGCCAAGCATGCAGCTCGGTGGGCGCGACTGGGCTGCGCGGGAACCAGCCCTCGCGCAAAGAGCGCTGGAACAGCTCCTCCCAATACCCCTTTTCGGCATCGCCCCGGTCGAGCAGGGCTCGGCGCAACAGGGCTCGGCACTCATTGTGCACGCAGACGCGACTCACGCAAGGGTGGATATCGGCGAAGCCGATGCCAGCCAACGCCGGCCCGGGCGTTTGGTGACACTCGTGGGCCTCCGTGAGATTGATGCGGGCAGTGGGCCGGAGGCCGAGTGCCGCGGCGCGGGCGGCAGGCCGCTTTGCACGGCAGTTGCGCCAATTAGTCGGGAAGCGCGTGCAAGTGGTGGAGTGGTGGGCGCGCGCGCCGCGGCCGGTTGGCTTGTGTTTGAGCCGGCCGTCGCGGTAACGCGGCAGCTGGCGCCTGAGTGCGCTGTTCATATCGGCGGGTAGTGGGCCACGGGCCATTCGAGCCATTTGGCGAGCCCAAGCGAGTTGGTCCACCCACCCGTTGTAGAAGCGGTGC